TTATGCTTGTCTTTCTAACTTCTTCATTTCTTCAACTTTTGTTTCTTCTGTAACATGAGTGTATAAATCCATTGTCATACTCAAACTGCTATGGCCTAATATTTCCTGCACAGTCTTTGGTTTCATTCCCTTTTCAAATGCTCTGGTTGCAAATGTGTGACGTAATGTATGAGGCGTTATCTTTTCAAATACAGCCGGCTCTCGCCCCTCTTCTTTGGCTTTCCTAATCTCCTGCTTATTAATATGTGAAACTATATATTTGAGATTTTCGTTTATATAACTCTCATATACAGGCTTTCCAAATTTCGTGGTAAATACAAGATTTTCAAATCCTTCCAACTCCTGATAGTTAATTCCCAGTTCAACCCTTTGCGTATTTTGCTGGAGCTTCTGCAACTTTAATACTCTGGTCATCTGAGTAAGCATTGGTATACTTCTTTTTCCGGCCTTTGTTTTTGGTTCCTGAAATTTAGGTAAGCATTTTTCACCTTTTCTTGATTGATAATACAGTAATGTCCTGTTTACAGATATAAGACTGTTTTCAAAATCTACGTCTGCCCAGGTAAGCCCCAGAATCTCGCCTATACGCATACCGGAACATAATGCAACCTTATATACATTTTCATAAGTAGAGCCCTGCATCGCTCCTTCAAAAATCTCCTGTTCTGCCGTTGTCATTACTCTCCGCTTCTTAACTCTTTGCTTCGGTAATGCTATACCAACGCATGGATTTTTAAGGATAATATCATTGTTGAGCGCATAATTCAAAATATCATAGATGATAGAATAAGTTTTCTTCATGGTATTTAAAGAAAGTTCCTTGTCTTTCATCGCATTAAATATCTTCTGAATATGCACATTTTTTATATCTTTAATTTTCAATCTTCCTATTTGAGGCTTGATATACCACTCATAATAATTCCTGTACAGCAAATATGTGGATTCTTTTACAGTATTAGCCTTATACTCTGTCAACCAGATTTCAACCCACTTATCCAACGTAACATTATTTACTTTTCCCCTAATTCCATGCTCTAACTCATATCGCATATCTTCCAGAGCTTTCTTTAGACGTTTTGGGTTATCATCATCATACAAGGTATACCGTTCACCAGCATAGGTAAAGCGCCCCATGTATCTGCCGTCTGAACGCAAGGTGATTCCTTTAGGTAACATTTTCCCGCTTTTATCTAATGCCATATTATTTACTCCTTATAAAGAGTGCAACACCAAAACTGCTATATGCCGCACTCTTTCAACTTTTTTCAACCTCATTGAATCAAAAGATTATTGTTTTCCTATAATTTATATGCCAGTCTTCTCTTTGCTTGAATAGCTATATCTATTATTCGGGTAGCGCAATGTTTTAACGCTTCCACATCCTCTTCATTCTCTAAATTTTTTAAAAGAATGGTTTTTACTACTTCCATATCATCAAGGCTATAATTAACGAATTCCATAGCCATATCTTTAATAAGCTGCTTATCCTCTTCATTCATTCTAAATTCTTCTTTATTCATTTTAAATTACCCTCCTTAGCTTTTGGTTGCAAAGTAATAATTCTATGATATAATCTAATTATCCTTATCGCATTGGTGTGTGATCGGGTATATTTTTTCATTATCCCTGTGCGTTTGCCGATGCACGGGGTTTTTATTTATGGTGCGTTTGGCAGCAGGATTATGTAATTGCCGTTATACGCCTGCTGCCGCAGTTTCATTTATTAATCGCTGTGCACCTACTGTACAGTGAATCTCATGGTCTGTGCAGGAGCCATATACTTTTTGTAAAGTATCGGGTGGTCTGCTGCAAAGGCTTTACTGTTAAACTTATTACTCATTACCGCCTTAAATCTCACGATCCAGTCACCTATTGCTGCCTCCTCTGATCCTCTGGCTTCCAACTCCTTCTTTATTTCTTCCTGCAGGACCGCCATCTGCTTTTCAATAGATTTCTTCTGGATCTCTAATTCTTTCAAGCTATTAACCTTTTTAAGTAACGTTTTCTCCGACATTGTGTGCGCTCCTTCCTCCTTGCCGATTCTTACCGGTCTATTGTTCGCCAGCTTTGGCACCTCCTCACCGGGATTGAATCCTTACACCGTTCCTGTAATCTTCCTGACTATTGGTTTTGCCATTGCTCACTCACAGGTATATTGACTGGAAGTTCATAACCTTTTCGGGGTTATCGGTGCTTTACTGTTTTGTTATCTTATGTACTTATTATACACAAAGTTAAGTGATTGTTCAAGTGGCGTTATGCACAAAATTAAGTGATTATTTCGTTACATTTGTACACTTGTTTTTGTGCACATCAAGTGCTATAATATGCTTAACATGGAAAAGATGCGCCTATTTTATAACGCCTAAATCGACCAGGGAAGGGAGGGAATACATTGGCAATCAGTTATAAGAAACTTTTTATTCTCCTTGAAGAACAAGGATGGACCACATACAGAATTAGAAAAGAAAAGCTAATAGGACAAGGAACTTTAACAGCTCTTAAAAATGGAACTGGCGGACTTGACAGCAAAACTATATCAAAATTATGTAAAGCATTAAGCTGTCAACCCGGTGATTTAATGGAATATGTACCTGACAAGGAAGAATAGGCTTGAAATACCATTGCGTATATGCTATATTAGAATTATAGAAGGAACAACCGCCCACAAGGGGTTGACCCGAATTAGGATAGAGAAGCCACCCGTACCGGTCAAGTATCAGGGTGGTTTTTCTTATGTATTGCTACTTACTAAACGTAAAAACGAATGTAAGTAATGCCAGAACGAAAAGACCAAAGGTCATAAGATCTTTAAAGTCAAACTTCATCAGCACCACCCCCATTCTATCATAGAATGAGGTCAACACACCCTGTAACACGATTGTTCCATGTCCCTATGGTAACATATCCCATTTCAATGTGCAATTACTTTTCCCGGCAGCAGGGCAACTCATTACAACGGAATATTCCGCTCCACTTGCTTTGGATCCTTCCCCAATAAGTTGGGGAAATCAACCAGGAGTAATAGTATTAAAACAGTATGGGTGGCTGTTATGTAATTACAGTGGGATTTCCCATGCTTCATAAAAAACAATATATCTCAGCCGAATTGTCGGCTCTGACCTGCTGCAGCCGTTACAGCGCCTCCGGTTCCCTCTTTAAGCTGGGCTTCCTGCTCCAGCGCTTTCAGAACCAGGTTTGCAGAATAAAAAATTGAATTCGCTTCCTTTGCCGTGATCTCCCCATTCAGTACCATGTTATTAATCTTTGCCAGGGACCGCCGTACTTCTGTCGCGGTATTCCAACGAAGCTTTTTCTTTTTACCGCCATTCTCCTTATCTTTCATTAATAGCGAAAGGCGGTATCTCTCTACAATATCACTCATTTCACAGACCTCCTGTAGCATCTATAACTTTTAAGTCTTGTTTTGGTGGGTACATCTCCGCAATCTGCCGCAGCTGCTTAAACGCAGTTTCCTTGCATTTTGATTGTATCTTGATATCACTTGCCCCATATCTCGCGTGTTCTTTTCCCTTCTCCTTTAACAGCAATATCCCCTCATAGTTCTTTGTCTCTTCCAAATAAAACACTGATGCCATGATTACAAAATATTGTTCTGTTACTCCTGCTTTAATTGTAATGTTTTGCATAATATCACCTCAATTTTTGCTATATTGTATTCTCTGATACCCAAGTAAAATAAAGATTCTCAGCACAGTCCCCCCCCCCATAAAAGCCTATATGTGCTATAACGGCATGCTAAGTTAAAACGACAAGTCTAAAATCATTCCTGCACTTATAAGGATACTCCAAAATGTGGTAACCCTGCAATATCTCAGCTATCGTAACAGCTGATGCATACTTGCTCTGAGTCGGTAAAGCGCCGTGTCAGCTTATTTAATAACAGTGGAATTTACCGCTACAAGATGCCGAACGTTCTATTGCAACATTCGTTTAAAGCGTTCGTTTTCCTTTACAATTATTTATTATTAAAAAAAGCCCTTATTACAAGCAATTACCTGTATACTTCCCATATTCTAAGGCTCATTTTACTCTAGCATTTTCCAGCATTTTGACTAGCATTTACTAGGATCATACAAGGATTTACAAGGGTTTTGTGTCCAGTCTTTTACATACATTTTCTTATCTTCTGTAGCTGTAATAGGAGATAATATAGGAGATCCAACCTTATCAAATGTTAGCGTTCGTTTTGAATTCTAACATTTTCTAACATCTATGTATTTATATAAGCTAAAGGCGTTGCCAATTTGGAAACACCTTTATGGGTTCCAGAAGTTTACTAAAATCTACCAGGAGACCTCGTAAAATACGACCTGTCATGCCTCAAAGCAAAGAGCCGCCCTTTCCGTTGCGCTGGTCCATGTCTGATTAAACCTTTCTACGCCGGTCCCCCTCATACCAATGCTATAGATTATTTCTGCTTCAGGTAAGAACGGACGAAGCTTTCTGTCATTCACAGGCTTACGTAGTTCACGCATTGCTTTTGCTTCATCTCGCCGGACTGCGCTTTTAGGTACTCCGCATTCTTTCCCTATCGCTTCCAGTGTCATATTGTCTTGATAACGTTTGCGAATTACTTCCGGCTGCATTCCTTCTAAGCTGTCTACACACTCCCATATCACCGTTTTAATCTGCTCCTGCTGCATTCCATCAATTATAACTTCTTCCATATCTTCATCAGATGGAATATTGTCACCGGTTGTGAATCCCTCCTCTTCAAATCCCTTTACAGGCGCGTCCAGGCTTACCAAATTAGCCTTATTGGCGTTTTTATGTATATCCCTGACTTGTTCTATACTTAACCCCATAAAGGCGGCAATCTCGTCCTCTGAGGGGTCCCGACCAAATTCTTTTGTAAATGAATCACAGATCTGCTTATATCTCCGTAATCTTCCCTGGATCTGTGATGGAAGGCGCAGGCAGCAGGAATTACGTTCTATGTACCGTTTAATCCCTTGGATAATCCAGTACTGCGCATAGGTGAGAAATTTATTTCCGGTGCTGGGATCATAGCCATTTATGGCATCGTATAAAGAAAGGAATCCCTCCTGCTCTAAATCCTCTATTTCTCCCAATCCACGATACCTTAAAGCGATTGAATAAATAAAGCCCTTAACCTGGTTATACAGAATAAGCATATTCTCTTCCGGGTTTATGCCGGCTTTAATCAAGTTCACAAGTTCTTCGTTGGTCATATCCTGCTGCCTCCCTACTTTCAATCAATTTTCACAGTAATTAACCTTTCCAAATGTATCCAGTATCTTCCCATAGCTTCTTAGGGGATATAAAAAAATCCTTTTGTTACCACTTCGCGTCATGTGTCCAATAGGCAACCACCCATCTTCAATACCCTGTCGTACCCATGTAGGATCTTTTCCGTAAACTTCTGCAGCTGTTACAATTGGAACACCACCAATGCCAAACTCCGGGTATTGAGCTGCGCTTAAAATTATTCGTGCCACTCTATCAGCTATATGTCGAGAGTCTTTTAGCATTACTACTTCTTCTAATACGTCCATTTATCCTCTTTTCTATGCAATATCAAGCCTTGCTTAAGCTATGGATTTAATTATAAGTTTCATAAATATATAAATGGATTTTATGAGATTACCTGGTTTTATTCCTCAGTGCTGCTTTCCATTATTTCTGGATTGTATGCCGGATATTTTTCAATAAATGCTTCAAGGTCAGTCCCCCTGATCTTTAATGCCCCAAGCTTTAAGCCTATAAGTTCTCCTTTACGTATAAAACCACGTACCGTATCTGAATTGACAAGTAATACCTCTGCTGCTTCTTTTACTGTATAAATTTTCTTATATGGCTCTATCATCTTTCGTTCCTCCGCATTTGTATTTGTTTTAGTTAATTATTAGCAATTATTATTGGGGTGGTCCCCTCCCCTTAACAATTGAATCACAATCCAATAAAATCACCCCCCGTTCGTTACCATTCTTACGCCTACGCGCTGTGTCTCGCTGTTGTTCGCCTTATAAACTGCCTGCCCAAACTTTGTACCGTCTAATTCCATTACAACTGTAATCGGACGATTACCGCCAACGCCGCCCATTTCTCCAATTGCATCCTTAAACGCCTGCTTCATGGTTTCAAGTGGGGATACAACCTCATAGTCTTTGTTGTTATCTCCAAGCATTGCAAGGAAGTTACCAGCCTTTGGAGGAACTACAGTGCCAGTTGCAAGCTGTGGGACATAAGAAGAATATGCAGCATAAGGTTTACTCTGATACGATGAAAATGTTCTCCCACCACCTCCATAACCACCGGTTGTACTGGATTTCGCTTTCTTTTCTCCATCATTGAAATAACCAATCACTTTCTCAATCGCTGTAGCAACAGTTTTAACAAGCCCCTCCACAATGTCAACAATGCTGTTAATGATTGTTTCAATAATTGCTTTAATTCCTTTCCATATACCACCAAATATCTCCTTAATTCCAAGCCATGCCTTTTCCCAATCTCCTGTGAAAACTCCAACGATAAAATCAATTAAGCCACTCAGAATATCAAATACAGCACTGACTATGTTTGCTATTCCGCCAAATACATTTAGAAAAACATTTCCTATTGTTTCTATTATGGGTGCTAATATCGGAACCAGTGTTTTAATTAACCATAAAACAAACGGCAGCAGGACTTCTTCCCATAAGAGTTGAATCGCTTTTACTAATTTTCCCAAAAACTTTAATGCGCTGTCAATAGCATCACCAACCGGTCCCTCCATGACTTCCTTGAATTTCTTTGCCAATTTATCCAAGATAGGAACTATGTACTCATTATAGGCCTCTAACAATAATTTTAATATTTTCGATAAACCTTCACGGATTGAAACAAAAAGAGGGTGAATATATTCGTCATATAATTTCATTATACCATCTACGAGCTGACGTACTGTAGATGCTATGGTCTCCACAACGACTTGTATTGGTTCCAATGTTTCACTGATTGACTGTTTGATCAGATCTTTGTTTTCTGTAAATGGAGTAAGCATCATATCAAGTATGTCTCTAGTGAATTTGGCGGCAAGTTCCAGTACACCTCCAAACACATCGGCGAATATCTGAATGACAGAACCGGTTATGTCCTGTGCCGTCTGAGTGGAGAATACGCTAAATACATCAGCGAATGCCACAAAGAAATCACCCAATATCGTGTTGATCTCAGTTCCAATATTAAACATTCTAACAATCCAGCCCTTAATACGCTCGGTATTCTGGGAAAGATAACTTTCCATTCCACCCACCAGATTAGTGGCAATAGTTAATCCTATGCTTGCAATAGATCCGACCAGCTTCCCTACCATGCCAGCAAAAGAGTTTACAAATCGTTCTGCAGCTGCCATCACATCGGCATCGGTAAATATTTCTCTTAAATGTGAACCAATGCTCTGCAAATCGCTAATTAACTCATTTATAATTGGCTTATAATTTCCAAATCCTTCCCAAAATCCAGATTTGAAAATATCACCAATTTCTAATAATCTGGCTTTAATATCATCCAATTTTTCTAAGACATTATTTAAGAATGGAGAATCACTCTGTTCACCTTCAATCGGAATCCCCGGTGTAGTAGTTTCACCATTGTTATTTGTTGTATCCTTAGATTCCTTCTGGATCTGTATTAAATTATCAAACGGAGCCAATGACTTTTTAACCTGCTTATTTGCATCTTTTACGCCATCGGCGAAATCCTCCGCTCCCTGTGCCGCTCCCTCATAACCACTTTGTATATCAGCAACGTTACTAGCTTCCTGTGATATTCCTGTGCTTACGGTAGTTTTTCCCATAATTGTTTCAGTAAAATTTTTAAATGCTGTGGTAGCCACTGACAATTTTTCAAGAAATACATTTATAGATTTGATTATGGGTGTAAACAGATTAATAAAGCCCTGACCAATAGTAGCCTTTAATGATTGTAATCTTAGTTGTAATACTCTGACTTGATTCGCCCACGAATCGGAAGTACGAGCAAAGTCGCCGCTGGCTGCAGATAGCTTTTCCTGCACAAATTGCAGCCGCAATGAGACTTTTTCTTGCTCTGTCATTTTGTCGGTTACTTTTCCAAATCCTTTCGCAAGCGCAAACTGATCCAGGGCATTCTGCGTCATTACTACGCCTAATTCTTTGAGGCTTTCCGTTTCCCCTGTAAATACGCTTTTCAGCTTAGTATAGGCTTCGTCCTGCGATATATTATAAAAAGACGCTACATCTCCGGTTAAGCCGGTCAGAGCCGTTGCCATGTCATAAGCTGCGCTTTCTGAATAGCCAAATGATTTAGACATGGCCCCAAACGTTCCTACATACTTTTTAGCCATTGTTTCAGATAATCCAAAAGAATCGGCTGCGGCCCTAGCAAATTCATCTACTCTTTTTGTCATACTCGGAAATGTCACATCAACTACGTTTTGAACCTCAGCCAGATCAGAACCTAGCTTTAAACACTCTTTTCCAAACTGTACAATCTGTTTTACGGCAAATGCTGTGAAAATAAGGGTCCCAATTCTTTTTACTGTACCGCCTAATTTTGATAGCGAAGACTTTATTTCCCCTACGCCCTTTTCTGCTCCGCTCGAGTTAATTCTTGTATCAATAATAATGCTTCCATCTGGTCTCACTGTTTTGAACCTTTCCCTTCTTGTGGACAGAAAAAGCCGGCAACCTGCATATCATTCACAAGTCACCGGCTCCGTTTAGCCTTTCATAGATACCATTTTATCTATCATTTTGATATTCTATTTTTTTTACTACTTCCAATATAATTACATCATTCCTTCTTCTCTTGATCTCAGCCGTGTTTCCCCTTTCCAGAATTGCTTTAATGGCTTCTATCATTTTCTTATCCGGATCCATATTACACCTGCCCCGCTGTGGAAGTTCTTTTCTTGCTTCCTCCTGCTGCCCTTTTATACTTATCAGTATACTTGCCAATACGCCGTTCACTATCTTTTATAGATTCCTCCAACTTCTCTTTTACGGCTTCCAGTGCCGCTTCCAGAAATACTTCAAACAGGAAACGATTGTCTGGACCAACCAGTGATAAGGGGGACTGCTTCCCGAATGCCGCTTCTGTGACATCCGCATTAAATATGTAATTCAATTTTTCATTGATTAACCGGTTAAAGTTGCGCAGCTTGTCGGCGCTTTCTCTAAGCGATGCTTCGTTGACTTCTCCCGGGGTACCGTCAGCCTTTACCTTAATATCCGTTAACTTCTCGCTTTCGCTGCTTAAGTCTCTCATGGCTTCTTCGAATCTGGTTAATATATTTCCATCTTTGGGGTTTATTCTAATAACTCGGTTCAGATCCTCATTGATTGTAAAAGTCTCAAATCCATCATTAAAATTAATACCTGCCATTTGTGTTCCGCCTTTCTAAACTCTTTTTCTTCTTTTCCTGCTTCTTTGATAACTCTTTTCTGGTCTGCTCCATTGATTCTGAAAGATTGTGCATTCCGGCCTTTATCGCCGCCTTATCCACTGGTTCAGTGGTTCCAATGTCTTGGACTATCTCTTTGCAGGAAGCAAGACAACTTCCCAATAAATTAATTCCCATCGTGTTTCTCCTCCATCTTTCCGTAAATCGCTGCCAATTCGCAAACAATAGTAAATAATAAAACACCTATTACAATCATAATAATTCCTTTCTTTTTTTATTTTCATGACTTGCGTCATTGATTTAGGTAGTTCTTGTCTTGTAGTTATTACACTCCCCAATCAGTTTTTAGTTGATTAAGGGCTTTCATCTCCTCAGACGTATCCTTTCCGGGATTACTATCCGGGTGATATATCTTGGACAGCGTCCTATAAAACTGCTTAAAGATAGCTTTGTTATCCTCTCCCACCTGGCTCCCCATTGGATTAAATCCTTTTGATCCGGTCTGATTGTAGTTACTGTACGAATTATCATAATAACTACGGCTGTTTTCTTGGCTTTTACGCTCATATTCCTGCTTTTGCCTATAACTCTCTTCAATTTCCTTTAAGCGATCTGGGCTTCTTAAGGTCCCGAATACATCAAAACACTGGTCATAATCATTCTCGCCTGCATCATACTTATTTTTAAAATCTTCTACTCTCTGACGATGCTCTTTTAATATACGGCTGTGTTCCTCTTGGGCCTTGTATTCCTCAGTCTGATGATATTCTGCTTCCGCTTGGTCAATAAGGGGCTGTAGCTTATCGTAAATCATTTTAACAAGTTCTTCTTCAGGCAGGCCTATAGTTTCAACTTTATCACTCCACCTGCCTCTTACATAGTCACCGATCCAAGAAAGATCAACAAGATCATAATAACCAATGGTGCATATTACCGTCTGTTTTTTACGGATCCTGCTGCCCTCCCGGAAACTTTCATGGATACTGATACGATAAGCCTTTCTGACTTTACGTTCATAGCGTTCCTGGCTATATTTATACCGGTATGTGGTGTTTTGCCACCCACCTGCTGACCAGTTGGATTCATATACTTCTATTTCTTTTGGCTCACCGGCTGGAATCTTTTTGATCGCAATTTCCTGTATGACACAGTACATCCGTTTTCCTTTCCTGTAGTTACTGCATTGCAAACCATAGTAACTACATTTAATTTTCTGCAGTAAGGAGTCCTTGGATAAATTTCCGGTTGGCTTCTTCTGCCTTTTTTCGGCGAATACTGCGTTCTGGCATCTTTACGTCAGTTGAGATTGAAACTATACGATCTACGGTTCTGTCGTCCATTTTTAACCGGTCAGAATCACAGTTGCTTGTGAATATAGTTGGGAGGAATTCCCGCTTGCGATAATCAACCAGACGGAATATAGCATTGTCAATCCACTCCTGTTTACCAGTTTGTGCTCCGATATCGTCTAAGACAAGAAGTCTCACCTGATACAAGCTATCAACCTTTTCTTTGCATTCGTCCCTCCTGTCCTTGATTAATTCCACAAAGTCAGGCACCGATATAAATTTCACTGGAATTCCGTATCTCTCAATTATCTCGTTACACAGGCAGCAGGCCAGCATTGTCTTACCGGATCCCTTCGTTTCGGAGTAGATATAAAGTCCCCGGCCCTGTTTTTCAAAATCAGCATAATTTACAATGAATGCATTTACCGTTTTCTTCTGCAACTCCATGTTCTCTCCGTAAATATCCCATTGGAAGTCCTTGGCTCTTTTATAAACATACTCCGCAGGTATCATACTCTGGCTTCGTCTTCCTTCTGTACCTTGTATGGTTCCATCTGATATCCAAAACGGTTGAGTTTCTCCATAGTTTGGTATATCATATATCACAAATGCTCCTCCCGCTATTTTGTCTACTGACTTGATCAATGCTGATACCGTATTTCCTGAGATAAAAATCTGCTGTTGATTCCCTGGCTTTAGTTCCGTTTTCTTCACTCTCCTTTCCTTGGTTGAGATAACCTTCAAACTTGTTGCCGAATAATGTTTCCGGCCTGAGATATTGCTCCATCTTATCGCCCTTCCACTCTGCCACCTTATTGTCAATTACCGTTTGAAAATCCTTTAAAGTGTATCCCTCTGCAAATCTGGCGTTAATATGGCTCTGTGTTGCCTTGCCTTGCCACCGGTACGCTTTTCCTGCTTTGCTGTTCAAGTAATCAATTATTTCACTGTAAGGAGGCTTCTCGACTATATCTTTCTTTATATCTTTCTTTATATTCTTTCTTTTTTGGGTACAGACGTCTGTACCTGTAGTAGTAGTGACGTCTGTACCTGTAGTAGTAGTGACGTCTGTACCCGGTGTAGACGTCTGCCACTGTGGTAGTATGGTAGACCACTCTTCTATGTGCTTATTCAACTTCACTTTCCTTGGACTACTAAAGGTTGATTGCTGTGTAATCTCGATTACTTTACCCTCTTGCAAGCTGCTCATTACTGCAATTATACTGCTCTTGCTAAGGCCGGTCCCTTTCGCTACAAAGCTGTTGGAAAAGTCGCACTCCTTACGTGCATATCCGTAGGTATTTCTTATCAAGCAAAATAATATTCTCATTTGCGCGCCATTAAAATCAGCTTTGAAGATGGCCTCTAATAACTCATTCGCTATCCGGGTATAACCGTCCTCCAACTGAGGATTGTTCATCTTCGGTCACCTCCTGCTGCCGTAAGAATCCCCTGGCTGAACGTAGCGCAACAAAAGTATTCTTAGCCCGGTTTTCCAAAGTCCTTATGAACTGCCTGACTTCACTGTCAGTACCTGGAAGGAAGTAACCTCCTCCCTCTTGGCAAGTGGATAATATAACAGCCCCTGCCTTTCTTTCTCTGGCGATTTCATGTTGCAGTTCCCGGACGCTCTCAAATCCAAGATATGTACATAGATCATGTGTACTGATAGCATTTTCTTTTCCTGCCTGTAGTGCCTCTATTACTATAAAATTTGAGGCTTCAGTTGCCGCCGCAGCCTTCATTGGGTGATTCTGTCTTTTTTTCATTATCCCTGTGCATTTTTTATCCTGCATAATCATGCCTCCGTTAATTCATTAAGGTATTGATCCAGTTTCACACGGTCATACAGGCATCTCCGCCCTACTTTAACCTCTGCACCGATAGACTTGGCAAACTCAATTCCTCGGTTTCTTCCCAAACTTAGGTAATAACATACCTCACTGGCGTCTAAAAGCCGCTTATCGTTCATACCGCCAGTTGTTAATTGACATTCTCTTTCTTTCATTTAGAATCCTCCTATTGACTTTTTATCACTCATTATATAAAATGTCTATATAGGTATGATACCACAAAACCCCATTTTTAGATAGACTTTCACTGAATATTTTATAGACAGTCTATTGCATGGATTCACAAAATACAGAATGTCTATTTTAATAAAGGAGGACTTTATGCAAACTTGTGTTAATTTAACAATTGATGATGAGCTTAAACAATATAGATTTCAGTATTATCCGATTAAATTATCTACTGAAATAGCTGATATAACTAACCATTTAAAAAAAACTGACCAGCCTGCTAAATATAGAACTGTAATGGGAACTAGAACTTACGGAAGTATCTTTGTTGAGCTTGCGAATATAGATAATAATTTATTAATCGGTGAACTTAGAAATAAAATACAGTTATATATAAATGGACATACTTCAGAGGAAATACTTTTTTACGATTTTGAAGATATTTTAGAAAGGCAATTTGGAATTGTCAATGGACCTACAATGCAAATTATGATGTTAGAACTTACAAAGGCCATAGAGCGAATCAGAGTTTTTTTAGATCAAATCGTAACCTTAAATTCCAAGTTAAATACAGATGATCTGTTACCTGATGAGCAGTTACGCATCAGAAGTAGTATTTGTGATGCTAAAACTCTTATAGATGAATGTATCATGTTAGATTCATTGGAAACTGCTTGTAATTATTGTCGCGATTATTGTAATCTAGTTGCTAAAAACTATAATGTTAATTTGGGTCATACAAGTATAAGTTTGAGATGCGACATAATGCTTAGTCGCGATAATACTATAACGATGAGTTATCGTATAGAAGATTTATTTGAAATAGCTGGTTTAGAGCATTTTAAGATTGCCAGTTATCATATTCCAATTAAAGAATGTGAGAACTGTGGTAAATACTTTATTCCTGGAGTTCGCTCTGATGAAAAATATTGTGATAATTATTATAAAGATGGAAAAACCTGCAAAGAACTTGGCTATGAAACGAAACTTAAAAAAGATAAATTTAAAACTGCATATCGTAGTGCCTATAAAACACAGCGAGCCAGAATTAAATATAACTCTCACATAACAAATTATGAGGAAGTCCATTTTAAGCCATGGGAACAAGCTGCCAAGCAAGCATTATCTGATTTTACTACCAAGAATGATATTGAAGGATTCAAGAAATGGTTAATAGACAATAAAGATTCTTTCTAAAATAAGAACCGGGGTTAAAATCCCCCCTCTCTGATTATTCAAAATATTAAGGCGTAGGAACAAAGAGAACCCAAAACTGGATTGTCCTATTTCCACGCCTTGATATGGCTTCCAGGCTGCGACCTGGGGTACTCGTCAATATTTTATTTGCTTATAGATATTATACCAGAAGGGGAGATGGAAAGCCAGGTTCCATGGGGATTATCGGCATTTTTATACTTTGTTTTTATAAACAATTTTATGGCTTTGCTTATAATAAATTATTAATAAGTAACTACTTTTTATTATCTTGGTTTTCCTCCGCGTTTGGCGAACTATAAAACCATAAATTTGTTTCTTGAGTGTATCCCCAATATTGATCTTTATTATTCATAAAATCATCACCACACTTAAGTATTAAAGGTTTTCCACCATTCCAGTTATCATCTTTTACTAATTCCCCATTTTTTAATTGAAACATAATATAGACATAATGGGAATTAAGAGAAGAATCAGCAGTTCCATCATTAGCCGATATTTCATAGCATAAATCAACTCCTCCAGATAACGGACTATTTGTAATATACACTCCACCATCATGCGATAAACCAAATGTTATATCTTCCTTATCGTCAATTGGGTTTTTAAAGACAAAGGTGTCATAAGATAGGCTATAGCCCTTTTTATTTAGTTCTTCTACTTCCGCTTCAAATAAGTCGGGCTGAGGGAGCACCATTTTCCATCGACCATCTTTTTTAGTTAACAATATCTCACTGTGAGTGATTCTTGTCGCAAAGTTTGTCTGAAGGCTTAGAAAGATATCATTATTACCATCCGAATCAATATCTTTTATATCAATGTTTGTATAATAAAGAATATTATTATCGGGGTATTCATCTACAAAATATCTTATATATGAGATATCATAAGCTGGACTGGAACCTATAATTTGATTGAGTAAACTTTCATTCTTTCTTTCAAATAAAGCAATAACTCTCCCCTTGTTTTTTTCAGTGGTGAACTCACTATAAGTCACTAATACATTGGAATCTGATACTGATTCATACCATCCATTGTAAGGTATAACAATCTTCATATCATTAATTGAAGTTTCTTTTATGTTAGCACATATTTTACTTTTCAAATATTTCTCCAACTCAGCCCCACTCTTATTCCCTGGCGAATATTGGCGCAAACAAAACAAAATGGTTATAGTCATAACTGAAACTATTGCACCTTTTATAAATTCTGCTAACCATTTAGTATTTCTTAGCTCTTCTTTATCTTCTTTTAGAACCTCTGCCGATGTTAAGCGAAGTTTTATTAGTTCTATATAATTTTTTCATTTGTACCTCCAAAGACACATTTATCATACACCAATTTTTTCCAAAAGAAAAGCACCCAGTTTCCCAGGTGCTCCCTCTCATTCCTTCACTTCAATATATGCCTTTTTAAACTCCCCCTCCTAGTTCTTGCAATCTTTACCGATAAATCAATATTTATATCCTTACATCTTGTTATAACAGTTTAAAGGGTTATATTTCATTCCAAGTCCGCATTTAACATTGAACTTATTCTCACATATTGTTTAATATCTTTTGTTTTCTTTCATTAAATTCGATTTCTGAAATTGCTCCCATATCAAGCAAATCTTTTAATGCTTTTATCTCCTCCAATGCTTTTACCGCCCCAGTGGCCGTTACATGCGTTTGTATTTTAAAGCATTTCAGTTTAGCATCTATATCAGTATTGCATTTCACAGATAACTTAAAAGATTCTCCTGTTTCAGGATTCTCCAGGGTTAAAAAAGCTATTGTATCGTTCTCTACCTGCCTTTCAACTGTAGTAGAGTTCGTGCTTGCGGCTCCCACAGTTTTGGATTTTCCTTTACTTCCTGCTCCCATAGCACCGCCAACAAGTGTTCCGACAGGTCCGAACGCGCTCCCAATAACTGCACCTAATCCGATCTTAAGTGCTTTGCCCTTTTTCTTTGTCTCACTATTACTTGATGTCTGTCCAGATGCATTAATAATTTTATTGTACTCAGGACCACTCCATTCATAATCAGTCATGGTATAATAGATCCGGTTATCGTCATTAAAATACACTCCGCCATCTGAACGCTGCTTTATAGTTACGCTTTGGGAGGAAAGGCCCAGTTCTTTATGACCATTAATTATGAATATCATCGCGCTATGCTCTTTCTCCAAATCTTCATTAGTCACGCTAATTATTGATAGTTCCGGGCATGCATTTGTTATGTAGTCAATTGCCTGACCTATTTTATCATTGGAGATCTTATTATACTTAAATCTTCTCTTTTTTTCTTTAGTTATAAAATCGATAAACCCAGGACTACGTGTTTCAGCATATTTGTAGTCGATCCGCTTCATATCCACATATTCCACCGCTTCTCTGCTTCCAAGTAAAGTAATGATGCTAATTCCCTTTTTACCTATAAACAAATCCTCTGTAATTCCTTTTATACTCAT